AGAATACCTTCTATAGCTGCTTCAGATTGGCTTATTATGTTTTTTAGGTTTTTTCTTACAAGGGCATAATCTGAATCAGCTTGCTCTTGTGTAGCTGGTACAGCTTTTACTTCTTTGATTTCTTTTTCTTCTACAATAGGAATATATTCTACTCCTAAGGCATCAGATATGTTTTTTTCTACTTTATCACTCATTTGTAAAAGTTCTTAAGGAACCTTCGGCTCCATCGTGCATTTTCAGGCTATTTATACACTCCCACTTAATCCACCTAAGAAAATATTCTATTTCCATAGATCACATACGACTGATCCGAAGCTGTTGGACTGAAATTAGAAGGAGAAGCTGTTCCAGTAATTCCGACCTCCAATGTTTCGAAACTAAAATCTCCATCCGTGGTATAGAAAGGAACAATGACTTTACCAATCATTCCTTCAGGTATAGCAACTCCAAGAGCAAATCCAGAAGCACCAGAAGCTCCAGTAACACCCAACGGAAGACTTTTGGTCGGGCCATAATAAAACAGTTTACATGCAAATTCAATACTCATCGACACGGTTTTTCTTGTGTCGAAATTGCTATCTTCCACATCCTCATCATATATCACATTTTGAATCACAAAGGGAACATCCACACTCATGTCGGTGGGATTCACCATTTTAACAGTGACAGAGTATTCGGGTGTGAACCACGGCAATATCTGTTCCAATATTTGAAGACAGTCCTCGGTGTTTTTGGTGAAAGCATGAAGTGTAAATGTTAAATTATATGGGACTCTACCGAATCTATAACTGTAGAGATTATTCGAGTATGAGAAACTCTTTTGAAAAGTGTCGTTCTTTCGGGAAGAATCGTATATCAAAGAGGAAAATTCAAACGCCATTCTAGGAAGAGACATGTAAAAATCGTTTTCCAAACCTGGATTTTGATTTAACCTAGAGATGAATTTTTGCTTGGTCATGTATGCTATGGGAACTTTCACTCTTTCTTTCTCTGATCCATCCGCATTATATCTTGCGACATATATGTCGTTGAAAAGAGATCCAAAAGCTATGACAGCTTTCTTTGTGATCGAATGATAGAAATATTCATACATTAGGACAAGTCTCCAAATGGATTGAACTCACTAAAATCGAGGAATTCATCTGCTTTTTCTTGAATCTCGTCGTTGTCATTAAAATCTTTTTCGTCGGTCTTGGTTGTAGAGGAAAGAATCTTAGCATAAAGACCATTCTTTATCACATACCTATCCAAATCGGCGGTGGAATTTCTCCAATACCCAATGGTGTCCTTCATGACCAACGATCCCGAGGAATAACTCACCACAGTTGCGGAAGAATCTGCTGCGGTCAAAGAACCAAATGTAGCACCATTTTCAAACGTATATACCGAATCTCCCTCAGAAAAAGATCCTGAACCAACGGGAGTTCCGATTGAAAGAGTTTTGGTGAATTCTTTTTTGTCCACTGCGTCGTCTATTGTGTCTATTTGGGTATTTATTCCCTCTTCGCTGTATTGGAACAATTCCACATTCAGACTATAGACATAATTCTTTCCCAATTGGTAGAATGGATTTTCGTGTTCTACGAACTTGATTTCAAAGAACTTTTTGGTCAACGGGAACCAAAGTAGATCACCTTCCATCGGTCTGAATTTGTCTGTCACATTTTGGAATCTTTTCTTGGACACCACGAAAGTTGCACTGTCTCGTATCTCAAGACCAAACTTTCCTATGAAATCTCCGTCTCCTTCAAAACCATCCACCGACTGAAGATACATTTCTATTATGAAGTGTTGTCTGAAGGAGGAAACGGGGTCGTCGCCGAATATATCGGGTTGATAGTTGAGTTCTCTTGGGAGATAATATATGTCAAACCCGTGAATCTTGATGGTTTCTACCACCAAGTCTTCTATGAGAGTTTGCTCGTATTTTGAATTGTAGTTGATGAAATACTTGTTTGTTGCCATTTCAACCTACCATGAAATTTGGTGGAAGTTCGAATTCGCTTATGATAGTCTCTTCTATCTTGTCTATTTCTGCCTGAGCTTCTTCGATCATCCTTCTTCCGTTGAATGTCACTCCGCCTGGCATGGTGATTCCTTCGAACTTGGAAAGATTTTCTCCCCACTGCCTCTTTATTAGAGCTGTAGTATATTTTTTCAGTAGACGATCGTTGTATATTTCAGGGTATACTCTAGGATCAAGAATTCTGAAACACTCTATGACCAAATAGTCATCCGGTTGAAACTCTTGTCTCAGTGTCATGGGAAAAGTTATTTTGTTCGTGACTCTACTGAATTCAATTTCTTTTTCGGGTGTGAGTATGTCGGAAATGAGATTCAAATATTGTTGAATCATCGCATAATTTTGAAGATCGAAAGACCCGAAAGTGTAGAGTTCGTTCAGTGCGTATTGGTATCTAATGTCAAACATTCCAATGGATGTGTTTCGAAGTTGAAAAACTCGAACCACGCTTGCGATGAGATCTTCCAATGGGACTGTTTCAGAAACACCTGATTCGGTTGCGGTCACATTTCTATCAGAATCGTTAAAACCTGTATTCGAAGCTTTCATGCTTATGTAACCATTGTCTATGTCTTCTTGAGTCAGTCTATATTTCAGAAAAACTCTTTCCACTCCATCAAAATGATATTCTGAAAACAGCTGCATGGCATCATCGAGACGGTCTTCTATTTGACTACCATCCACGTTTATTTCAATCACGGGAGCGCCAAGTTTTCGAAGACAATAATCCACCAACTGCTGTCTTCCTGTAAGTCTCGCCATGTGAAAAATCTCCTAAAAACCTAGAAAGTATTTAGGAGATTTATGATTATGGTTTTCGAACCGTCTTTTTAGATGGTTCCACCTCTTTTTACCAAGGCATCGAGGGCAAATTTGTGGTTAGCTTCCACTCTCTGCTTTTGATCTTGTGGTAACTTGTTTTCTTGGAGGAGTTTTCCAGTAGCAATGTATGCTTCTCGATATCTTTCAGTCCAGAAAGAACAGATTGCGTATTCGTCCCAAACTCCCCAATCATAAACACTCTGTCCTACGAATAGTGCGCCTTCGGGATAGTTCAGGGAAATTGCGACCTTCGCATAACGATATCCCTGATCGAAACGAGAGTAGAGACGACAAATTCTCGCAGCTGCCCAAAGGGGTTCTGCACGATATGGTGCCATCTGATATGAGTCGAAGTATACCTTGAGGATTTCGTCGATGGGTTTATTCAGGATTTCCATGATTCTTCCAATTTGATACTTGGAGTAGAATGCTTCTTCCTGCCATCCACCGAGGTCAACTCTCTTTTGATACCATTCCATTGCCTTTTCCCACTGCTGGCAGTCTCTATAACTCTGTGCGAGATAGAAGTGGTAACGATTGAAGTCTTTCTCGTCAACATTTCCTGATAGAATTGCTTCTTCAAAAACCTTCGCGTCATCTTCATACTTCTTGGGATTGTTTGACCTTGCTCCGTCTTGAATTGGGGTATTGGTGAATCCACGGGCAAAATCTCTAGTTTCAATTTTTTCCTTACAGTCAACATATTCGTGAAGAACTCCGCGATAGTAGAATTCCTTTGAGTTGGATGTCAACTGTGGACGATGATACTTGGTGTTTCCGTAGAAAGCAAAGATGTTGTATATGTCAGCAACAAGTCCCTTCTTGAATGTGTCGGGATCGAAGTTCGAATCGTAGACGAGAACTTCGTCAGCATCAATCATGAGAGAATAATCTGCCTTGTCTCTTGCGAGTTCAAGAGCTCTTGAACGATTGGTTCCAAAATCAACCCAAGGTTCTTCGTGGAGTTCGCCAGGAATTCCGACGTTGTTGAAGAACTCTCGAATCTTTTCCTGCGTTCCATCGGTGGAACCCGTGTCTACGATAACCCAATGATCGATCACGGGAAGAACTGATGCGAGACATCTTTCAATGACCTTCGATTCGTTCTTGACAATCATGCAAAGGGTGATTGTCTTCTTTTCGGTCAGTGGTTTTTTGGGTTTCGATGGAGTGGGTGAAGCACTCAACATCTCGGGTGTGATTATGGTTGGTTTGTTTTGTGTAGGTTCAATCAAAGAATTCATGACTTCAGGCATATCAAAATCTCCATTACGATCGTGTGTAAGTATTTATAACGAGTGATAAATATAATAACTTTTTTTACCCCAAAATTTTATAACCTAGATCTTTTAATAAACTTGGAGTTACTATTTGATTAATTTTGTTAATTTGTTTTTCTGACAGATACTTCGGAATTTCGGACAAGTAATACTTTTTAATTTCTTCGTCGAAATGGTCGGATTGTTGACATGGTATATCTATATTAACCCAATAATTATTTTTTTTTATTAAATTAAATTTTTTGAGTGTTTCTTCTAAAAAAAATATTATTATAATTTATCTACTACAGGAATTTTTGGAATTAAACTCTTCATTCTAGGAGATTCTTTTTTAATTTGTAAATTTTTTTGTTGATAAAAATTAAAATTATTTTTTCCTTCGTGAACTTCTAGTGCTTCTTTGAATATGTTTTTAACTTTAT